GGCCTCGGCCATTCAGCCCACCCAACTATTTTTTTGTCTGATTCATCTAATGACACCATCACCCTATCTCCGACGGCGTAGCCGGGTAGTCCATCACCGGCAGGACAGGATTATCATAGGGCAAAGTTTCGTTACTGGTTTGCATGTGCCTATAAATCCCCGCCGTCTCCTCCGCGAAATACCACACGGTAGCATGATTGTTTTCAATATCATTTGACACAATGCTTGCTAAGGCATATCTCGGCTTCCATTTGACAGCCCCAGGCCATAGCGCATAGTTGAGATAACACTGAGCAGGAGTCATACTCATGATATCGCGCATCTGGCCATCATCTTCTGTTGGGGCGCGACCGTCAGGATAAATGACGTGATTGGGGAAATTTGACCCCTGTCTGGCCGACTCCATCGTAGCCACTGTTGCCCCTATTGGCAGGTCTGTTCTATACCAGGCACACCATGCTAGATCCTCTCTTGGCGCTGTGGCAGCGATCAGCCTGTCAATCTTTTCTTGCAAATATACTATTTGTGCTTGCCTTCCGTTCTGAGCTGACTGTAGCCCTTCCCAAACAGCTAGTTTCTGGAGGTACTCTGCAATACCCCCATCCCCAGCCTCAAAGGAGTTTTTCGCTACCATCATTTCACCGTGGGCTTCATTCGTGGCTGTGATAGCTCCATTATATAAATCTTGCACCGTCACAATCTCGGCTTGAAGTGTTGATATCAGTGCCTCAACACGTGGGCTGTCCCTGTGGATATGAACCCGATACCTTGCTTCTCCCATGTGCTCTAAAATCGTAGCTCTACCCATAAATCCACGTCCTCGAGTCATCCGCAGAAAGACTGACCTGAACATGGCGTGCAATACCACTCATTGTTGGAGTAAGGAAAACATCACCCGGTATAACATCCCAACCCCCAGCGGTAAGGGTTGCACCAGGTCTGGAGGTGGCACTCTGTCCGGGTATATTTACCGTAGTTGGACGTCTGACAGCTTCTAGTTTTGCCGACTTAATGTTCACGACAGTTCTGTTAGCTGACCTAGTTCTTGTAGCCGTCATGTCACCAATAAGATACACCACCTTGCCTGTAATCGTAGTCAGCCCCCAACCATCACCAGTGAGTTCAGATATTTCAGGAGTCGTTGACAGGGTGGCTTGGATGCTTGTCCCCTTTTCCCCACTCATGTAAATATCGGCATTTAGTAATGCGAAGAAAACCCCGTTCCTGTGAAGAAATAGAGGTGGTATTTGTCCAACAGCCGGACGTGTCATAGTCCACGAAAAGTCATTCAACGAGTGCTGGTTGTTGACTGTCGGCAGGTGGCAAAAAAGGAGTTGGGTGCCTTGTGGCAAAGATTGAAAGTGAGTCAGTGTACCGGCGGTCGTAGTGATTGGGACTTGTGTCAACTCAGTAGTGACTTGGCCCCAGTACGAATAATGAAAAACAGTCCCAAGAAGAGTTTCTCCTGAAGAGGGGGTGCTCTCTATTTTAGTTATTCGTGGGTGTGTCCCATATCGTTTTATCAACATACAGAAGAACCTTAGGTATCAAATACTGCTGGAGATCGTAACGCGAAACTACGAACGTTCGTGCTCTGTGGGGTTCTGATACAACGCAACCCCGGCGCAATTTCCTCCATCAATGCATAATGTGGAGAAGCTGCGTATATTGGTGTTGCCTGTCCAAAAACACCAACTCCGTATGATGTACTTGGAAATATAGCTGTTGGGTACACTGGAGAAACCATTGGAGACGAAAAGTCGGCGACGTCTTGATAAATGAGACCGTCACGCCACCAGTTTCCGCCTACAGTCATCAGGCCAAGTTGTTGTGCGCTGTAGTAGGAAGCGGATCCAAGGGCTGGGTGGCTGCCACCATTGGTCGGTGGCAGAAACATCAATACACCGCCACTGCTATTACCCGTGTTGCTATTCACTGCAAACGCTCCGTATTGAGACTGTTGTTCGTTGACAGAACCTAGCTCAGGTGCGAGTTTAAACATACAAGCAAAATGATAGTGAAACGAAGGGTCGGCTTCCTCGTAGTACATCCAAAACCACCCCTCTTCACCAGATGCGGCCCCTATCATCCTTGCATACAAATCTGGTGAATTTAATGAATACATTTCAAAAGGGGGAGTCCCCAGCATAGGTCCAAATAGCGGAAATAATGAACTTGGAGGGAAGAGTGCAATCGCAGACGTACCGTTACGGTAGTCCTCGTCGTATACGCTAGTGATGCCCGGGTAAGGCTGTGATATTATTTCGGTGTCTCCGGGAACATCTCCTCCCCAAACCGGTGGTGCCGTTTGAAGAACAAATCCCGCCTCCTCTAAAATGTGCCGAAGAGACGTCCAGATGGTATTTGGTCGTTCAGTAGGATTCTGATCTTCTAGTGTTATATCTATTCCAAACAAAGGCATACTGTTCTCCTTATGTCCCTGTTACATCGACAACACGATAGTTTCTGCGTATTGTCATGGTGCTTCGTTTAACCGTTATGGGGCCTTCGTCTGTCTGAATAATATCACCAACCGATACGCCCCAAACAGCAGGGAATCGTACTGTCTTCTGTCCACTTGTAGTGACTGATGAGGATAATATTGCAGGGGGTGACATGGTCAAGGGTGGCCGTGGAGTAAAATACGATAATCCTTCTACCGAGTAAATTTGATTCCCTTTGTCGGTTACATGGGTGACATCAAATGTACCGATCTGGTCTATTGCAATTTGATCCCCATGTTTGTCGTACCCTACAACGAAGGCCATTACTCTTTGCCCAACCAAATCATCCAAAGGTTCAGTTGCAACAACTCTCATATCGATGTGCGAAAGACCTAATTCCCGCTCAGAAATCCAAGCATCTATAACTGGCAAAGGATCCCTATCAATTAAGAATTGATAGCCAAGAGACTGAGTGACTGGAGCCACCCCACGATGCATCCCAAACCTTTTTGATGAACTGTGAGTAATAGCGTGGGAGTGCACCAACCCCTCAATATTCCTGAGCTGCATTGTGCCTTGGATTGACGGGAGAGTAGTAAGTGCCATTAGCTTGACAACTCATAGATTATGCTGCCTGTCCACGCAAAGGTCCATGTCATAGCAGTCACTGCCAATGGCGACTCGAGGTCGTATAGTACGAGGCAGGGGGCCGTTACCCCTGAGGCAGTGCTGGTGCTGTAAAGAACTACATACTGAAAGGTTCCTGTCAGTTCTGGGAACACAACCTCGTCTGCTAACACCTGTCCCATGTCGACGGTAAGAGGGGTAGTTAGTGCTACGCCACCGGCTGGGTAGCTTGGGTCTACCAGTTCGTCTGTCAATTCACTAAATGCTGTAGCGGTCAAAGGTGGAGCTGTTGTGAACAGTGCTAATTTAAATTCATGTAGATCCCAGTCCAAGCCTTTCAACACAACGTTCTTAAAATGATCAAATTCGGTGACTATCATTCGCTGATCCTTTCGATGACTAGAAGTGTTATGTTGATCTCTGGTTTTAGGCTTGTTGTACTCAGACTCACATCCTTGAGAACGCACAACCAGACACCATCAGGGCGGCAGACGACAACCTCCGGCCATCCCTGTAACCACATCAACAAACTGTTGTATGACTCCTGATTATGCCTTATGACGATCCTCTGGGTGGTGCGCCCCCATGAAAATCCTGAGTCAGTAACAACTACTCTGTTATCTAGGGTGACATCGGTCCGGATAGCCCGCTCTGCGCGGCCATCTAAGTCTACAAAGGTGTCGGCGGTCACGACATTCCCACTGTAATATGTCGCTGGGGAAATATAAATACTCATTAAACCTCCGCGCCTAATCCGAGCAGTAATTCGCTCTGTTCCATAGCAACACGCAACTGCACTTTTTCCATAATCGACCAGAGGACTTGCTCAAGGGCCGGTTCAAGTCCCTCTGAATCGATCCTAATCAGTGCGTCTCCGGAACCTATGCGGTTAATTTTAAGCTGTGCCAATGCTGTTTGTACGTTGGCCAGTTTAACTTGCGCATCAACCAGACTCGACTGGTCATCCAATGCTTGCTGTATCCACTGCGACATCTTACTTTGTGCATAGCCGAACTCTGAATCTGCAAAGGTGTCGAACATCCCCCCCACCAATCCAGAAATGCTACCGATGCTGTCTGAAATACTTTCAATAACGGAAATAGCAACTTGAGTATCAGCTTTGAGTTTTTCGATATTAAAGTTGAAAGCCATTTCGAGCGTCTGGATTCGCTCGTTGCTGGCAATCTTTTCCATTTCAGCCGCCATTTCTGCTGCTTTCTGAACCTGAATGTTTTTTGGCAAGTGTTGATTTACCCTGGCAGAAGTTCTAAGGTAGTACTCAATCTCACGATCATTAAGATTGCCGATATGGGAATGTTTCTTGTCCCAGTGTTTTTTAAAAAGGAACTTATTCAGGGCTTGGAACATTGGTTTAAATTATTGGATGATTTATTGAACGCCGTCTTTTATCTTCCCACCACCGTCAAGAAATGCCTGACCTGCAACGTCACGAAACTCTCTAGCTTGGTTCGCTGCGTCATCCAACCACCCAATCCTTCCAAAAGTGGCGGCATTTAGCACTTGAAGTACTGATTCAATCGGCGTAATTATCGCATAAGCAATCGCGTTCCCGGCTACCTGAAAGGTGCCAACCATCCCTTGCCACATCCCGCCAAGGATGGTAAAGGCGTTTCCAATGTCTTGTGTTTTTGTGGTCAGTTCGGTGAACCATGTGATGAGGTCACCGAAGGATCTCCCAACCTTATCTGCCCACTCGCGGAGCGTTCCATCTTTTGATAATTCAACGAATCGCAGTGCAAGCTCTTTGAGCGGGTCGAGCAGAGCAATAGTTAGCTGTACGCCAACTCCCTGCATGGCAAGTTTTATGCGTGTGAAAGAGTCGTTGACCTCTTCCATCTTTGCTGCGTCAACGCGGGATAGCCCTAGGCCAAATTCTTCAATTTCTTGTTTTGCGAGGGTGATTGACTCAGTGGTGAGGTTGAACATTGACGTGCCAGCGCGTCCAAAAATATCAAAGGCCAGTTGTGTTTTTTTAGTCTGATCCTCTACGCCGTCTAAAGCGCCGATGATCGTTTCAAACGCTTGAGCCGGTGACATTCTGGACAAGTCGTCAAGAGATATTCCTAGCTGTTGAAATGCTTCGACCTGTGCCTTGCTTCCATCAAGACCGTCAGCGATAGAGCGCGACATTCTTCGGAATGCTCTTTCAAGGTCGTTTGTTGAAATGCCTGAAAGATCTGCCGCCATGCGTAGCGCATTAAGCTCATCAGTCGTTACCCCCATCCGGTCTGCCGCTTTGCCTAAATCGTCACCCCAACTCAATACCTTGGTAACGGTTGCGGCAATGGCGCCCGTTGCAGCGGCGGTAGCGGTTGCGACAGCAGCAAGAACAAGCTTGGCCGCACCCCCCAACCCTGACAGTTTTTTACTTGCACCGTCTAGGATCGCGCTGGCTTCGTCCTTCGCCTTGAGGATTAGGGTAACGATTTTTTCAACGGCCACTATTTTTCCTTTTTTCTTCGCTCATTTCAGCAAAGTACAATTCCCACAGTCTTATTTCGGTGTTGCTCAAAAACGGCGGAAAATAGTCCGGTAACAGTTCAAACAGCATCCGCTTGTTCAGGTAGGCCAGGCTCAAGGCGTTGCGGACTCGTGCGTCTCGCCAGAGCCTTTCGGCTTTCCCACTTCATGTCCTAACCCAGTCAGTTCGATAATCTTGTCTGATAAGGTGTTCAGCGTTGCCGGGAAGTTCTTCGCCAACTTGACAACGGTTACCCGGTCGACCTTCGGGTTGACCGATCCGAGGGAAACAAGCTCGATGCGCTTGCTGTATTCCTCCGGTACTCCTTCGCCCATTGCCATGAGTTCGCGGAAGGCCTGGATCTGCTCGTTGCCTCCCGCGCTCATAGCTGTGATCGCGGCGGTTAAGGTTCTGTCCCTGTCGACCGCCATTTTTGCGCGGAACATTTCCGGCCCTTCCAGTCCCCTGACTTCCCACTGAAGTTCTGCGCCTTCGCTGAAAAACTCTTTCAGCTCGGGCACAAAGTGTTTGTGAGTGCGAGGCTTGAAACTGGCCTTTTTGAATGCTTTTTCGTCAAACATTTTTTACCCCGCAAATTCGACGCTGGCTTCTTCTGCCGTGATAGTCACGGTGGCTTGGATCTGGTCGGATACCGGGAAAGACCGGGCAATACCGATACGGCCTTGAGTGATGATGTAAGAGGTCTTGTCGCGGTCAGGATGAAACTTTACGGTCAGGTTTTTGTTTTTGGCTTGCACCAGTGCATCAGCAACACCATCGTCTAACAGTGCAGTGAATCCACCTTGACCAAGCGAAGAGGAGGAGAAATCCAGCGTCCGTGCAAGCTCACCGAAAACAGGCGTGTAGTATTTAACAAATACCTGTTTTGGTATATCGCCAGTATGAATCGCTGGCAAGGCTGAATCAAAGTAGATATGTGCTTCATCTTGCCCATCAACGGTGGACTCAACGCCCTTTCCGATAGCCGATACATTCCATCCGGGGAAGTCATAACGCTCCGTATGAGTTCCAACTATCTGGTAAATTTCGCTGGCAGAGAATACCGCTTCCGCTGAAGAAGTGGTGCGTATCTGAAACAACTCAACCGATCCAACAGGAATAAGCGGAGGGCCACCGGCAACGCCGCGTGTTGCTACAAATGTGGTATCTGAAGCTGGTGTTCCTTCAACTTCAGCCAGAGCACCAGAGTCATCCATTGTCACGCTGATAACCTTGGCAACATCGGTGTCAGGTCTAGTAATAGCCAATGCGTCATTGGCAGCAACATCGTGCTTGACCCCACCTGAGTAAGCAGAGAAGGCCGCGACTGATACAGCGTCAACGGTGGCGCTTGGTGAACCGACACTGCTGCCGGTTATCATTCCATCAGGCCTTATATCCGGTGAAATTGCCCGTGACCATACAGGGTCAGCTGAGGTGAAGGTTCTGCGGTCGCCCGCGTTGGTCAGGGCAACAAAATCAACCTCGGCTTGCCCCTGCTCTAAATAAATGATTGCGTTCCCTGCGTTTGCCATGATTTTACTCCTTATTTGTATTGTTCGAGGATGAGATCCCCATATTTATTGGCCAGTTTTTCAAGTCTGACATCCGACAACCCCATAAACTCCAGATCTCTGTTTTCAAGTGCCCAAGCCTTCATACCCTCTCCTCCAGACAACGTAATTCTTGCTGAATTTTTATCTGCGGTTATTCCTGAAGCTAATGTCCCAAGCATATTACCAGTGAAAGATAAATTTACCATCTGCGTCCTGCCATGCTTCCTCCTGTATGCCGCGTATGCTGCGGAATAAGGCCGAAATGGTTTATCATCCACTCCTAGACCGCGAGATTCGGTTCTCTCTCGTATTTCCTTCGCCGCATCTACCGCTAGCTGTGTCCACGCAGTTGAACCGAGTGGTTCAGGTGACAGAGAAGAATCGAAACCTTCCGTATATTCACTCATGGCTTCACCGGATACAACTGGTGTCTACAGTTCCAGCCACCGGGAGCCCCACCCCAATAGTCAACATCTTGCCACTCCTCTGTCGTTCTGACCGGATCCATCAAGGCATCTCGGCATTCATCCCGCGTTACATCGTCAAGGGGGCCGACAACCTCCCACTTTTCTGCCCCTAGGCTCTCTCCGATTTCACGCAAAACCTCTCCATTGAAATGAAGGGCTGCGGTGTTCGCGTATGTTTTTGCATAACGGGATAGAGGGCTGCCTTTTTTGTCAACACCGACTATGGACTCCCGGATAAGGGCTGTCATTTTTGACATCGGCTCTGATCTTATAGCACGGTCAAATAACCCCCTTCTAAGGTCATCCATCGCCTTTTCTCCAATTACCATAAAACCTTCAAAGTCTGCCTCTGCTATTTTTGCCAAATTTGCAGTGTTTACTTTCGTCAAGTTGGCCGCAGGAATCCCGACATCTTTGAGATCGTCCTGAACCTCTTTTATAATGTTCGGATACTTCTTGACATGGGCATCAGCCAAATCTACATAGCCTGAATCTTCCAGCGCCTGCAAGAATCCTTCTCTGTTCTCCAACAGTGCCGCCGCGTCGAAGATATTTCTTGACTTCTTCGCCTGTCCTACAAGAGCTGAAACATCGCTTGACAGATCTTCAAGCACCCTGTCAAGATTTTTTGCAAAAAACTCCGCTGCCTTGTCGGCCTCTCTTAACATTATACAACCACCGTTATTGTTGCAGTAAAAGTTGCCCTGCTCTTTTCTGCCTGTACCACGCTCCACTCTGAAACAGAAACAGATTCGGCGATGGAATTGGCCGTCTGATCCTTCTCTAACTCTTGAGTCAAATTCGCCACCACATCGAATGCGGATCCATCATCTATCGAAGTCCCCGCACAATAAAACGAGGCGCTATACATATATGATCTTTGACACTTGCCATATATCCTTGGGACGGAGAACCTTGACGGAAAAACAACCACACCGCCTTCGGCTATTCTACCGTCTGTCTCAAATTTCAAGCCAGCAGCAAGAACTGTTTTCTTAATATACTGCAACACCGGTGTCATGCTCTCTCCGTTACAAAGCTCATCTGAGGCCGGCTATAAGTCAGGGACGAGAAGTCCGTCCCCTCAAGGCGGTTTTGGTAGCGTGCTTCATATTCGTTGGCCAAATCCCACCAAGATGATACCCCCTGCAAAATGGCATAGTCTCTGAAAATGAGTGATATGGTAAGGTGAGCCACCATCCACATAATACGGTCGCTGAACTCGCCAACATATCCATCCGCTTCATCGTTGAGCAGCATATTGAATGATATCTGCCGCTTGTCCTTGATGTCCATCTTGAACTGCTCTAAAGCGGTCGAGGCACGATTGTCTACCGTATACCCGTCCGATAGATACTTCTCCAGGTCAGATCGGAACGATTCAATAAACTGAGTTGTAGGTGTTAAAGCCATCATTGTCTCCCGCTCGTGACCATATCATGAATAAACCGCGCGGCCTGATCCGCTTCTGAAACCTTCCACTGACCATACGCAGCACGGGCGAACAGATCTCTTCGCTTTGCTATGGTTGGGATCTTCTCACCAGACAAGGGGGCGTATGCGGCACAAGGGTCACAGAGAACTGGAACCCCTGCCACCAATGCTTCCCATCCGGCGTTGGAATTGTAGGTGACCACAAGCCTTGCTCCTGCGAGATCCTGTTCCAGCGTTTTTGCGCTTTTCTGGACAGTTGGATGTGGACGATATTTGTGGTCTGGATATTTCTCTTTTTGTTCTGCCACCCAGCGGTCAAACTTAATACCCCGAACTGCTGTGTCGGTAGGAACCTGACCGATGATTAGCACATACCCTTTCGGATCTCCCCCTTGACGCGCAAACTTGATGCCTAAGGAATCAACCCTATCGGTCGCACAGGGCGCTTCAGGGAGCAGATTAATATCATCCCCTATGGAAAGCTGCCAATGTCCCTCTGTGGCCTCACTGGGAGCATTGACACGTGCAAAATAACCCCAATCGATGCACACGATAGGAATATTCGGCAGTTTTTGCCGATAATAATCCACAACCCTGAACCTACTCCTTCCGCCAACGAACAGAAGATCGCAGGATTCAAATTGTGTCTCATCCCAGAAACGGGAATTGCGGAAATGAACATGATGCCCCATAGCCCTGAGGGATTCCCCCAAGGCTATGGTCATGGCATTATTGACTGAGTTGACAATGATGGTCATCAGACACCGGAACCAGAAGCGGCACCATTTAGGTTGATCAGGAATCCAGCAGTAGCCTTATCACTGACGGCATACTTACTCCAGTTTTCGGTCGCTGCAAGAGCCGCCGCATTTGGGTTAGAACCAGCGGTAGTTTTCCAGCTATAACCCAGAACACCGACATTGAAGGCTCCCTCGGCACGGATACCAATAGCCAAGTTCTCCTGATTGTCGATGTCGTAAACTCGCATACCGGGGGCTTGACTTTCCTTCAAAGTAACCGCTCCAGCTTGCAGACCGGCAATATATCCGCTGGTCATCTTATCTGTGACCAGAACCGGTTTGCCAAGAGTGCCTGGAGAACCGCCGTAAATAACTACGCCAGCTTCCTCATACACCTTGTTGTCAATCGCTTGGTCAACGATGTCGAAGTACATCTCCGAATCCATGACCCAAACAGCAAGACGCCCGAAACGATCACCAAGGGTACGCATACCTTTAGTCAGAACCTTCTTGCCATCGGTTGCCAAGGAAGCAGAAACGATCATCGACGCATTCCCGCCGATCCCGCCGAACAGCGCGGCGATACCATTGGCAATCTGCCCTTCGAGAACAGCATCAGCCATATCCTGTCCAACCACCTGTGCAAATTCAGCAGGGTTACGGGCGCGGCGCTTGAATGCTTCTTCCGTTGAAGAGTAGGGGCCATACTTCCAAGGAACCTTGACATCTATGATTTCATCGGATGCAATTTTCTTCAGTTCCACAAGAGTTTCGGCGTTTACATCACGGTGTTCTATCGAACCGGACAGCTTATAGATGGCGCTCTGGCTGAAGTCGCCGACAACCGCCTCGTTAATAAGCTGAATCGCGCCCTGAGAATTGCCATTGAATATTTCAATGACATCTTGAGTACGCTCAAGATAAGCGGTTTGTGCAAGTTGGTTGTAAACTTTCATATCTTGGTTCAAAGTTGTTTCATCTGCCATGGTGTTCTCCTATTTTTGAAGTCTAAAAAAAAAGGCCAAACCTATAAACACACTGTTTAAAAGGCACGGCCTTTGCTGACTGTCACGGACAATATCAGCGGTATATGTAAGCTGGCCGTCACAGACGTCCAGCCTGATGTCATCAATGAGTATCCTTTATCATAAAACTGAAATCAACCCCTTTTTTTCATTTCTTTTGCGCTTAGTTCCAAATACTTCTTTTGTCCATGTTCCTTGATAAATTCATGTTTCTCTTGTGGAGAAAGATCTCGTACCTTTACAGAGGGTGCCCCTTTTGGCCCCGGCCCACCGCTTCCGTTTGCGCGACTTGCAACCAAAACGTGAGCTAATGAACCTCTTGATCGCATCTCTTTTTCCAGATCCTCAATCGTTAACCCTGTGAGATTGCCGGACTGATCTACCACGCGAATTTTTGTGTTTTCGCCCTCCACGTCGAGACGCAACCTGCGCTGGATAATGCTGACAAAATCTGGATCAGCCGCCGCCTCCTGAACAAACAGCCGCCCGGCAATGTCTCTTGCCGTGTTGCCCAGTGTCAGTCT